GATCGTGAACCCGGCACCCGAGAGGCTCGTGCCGCGTGTGGTCACGGTCTACGACCGCGAACGGCAATGCACCGCGCCGGGGTGCGGTGTCTGGTTCCAGACCGAATACGACCGGCGCATCTGGTGCTCAAAGCGGTGCGGGATGCGGGCGCACCGTGAACGAGTTTCTAAGAAACGCGCGCAACTCGTTCATGAAACCGTCCAGCAGCAATGTCGGCAACAGGGCGCACAATCCTTGATGGGGGAGTCCGCCTTGCCGCGTGCTGTTACCAACCGACGCAGTGTCAAAGTAACGCGGGATGACGTTTAAACCGGGTCAGCCGCGCCCTGAGAGGGCAGGACGGAAGGCGGGGACGCCCAACAGGTCGACGCAGGCAGTCCGCGAGGCCCTTGTCGAGGCGTTTGAGCGCAGGGGCGGGGTTGAATACTTGACCACTCTCGATGACGACATCTTCGCCCGACTGCTCGTCCGGCTGATCCCGAACGAGGTCAGCGCGAAGCTCGGCGGGGTCGAGGTCCTTCATCGCATCCACGTCGGCCCGAAGCCCGAATGACCACCCCCGACCTCAGCGGCTACACGCGCGTGCTCTCGGGAGCCAGGCACGAGGTCTACTGCAACGGGAAGCACCGCGTCTGGGTGACGCGACAGGTCGCCGACCGAACGAAGGCGACGAGCGTCAGCCGCTGCCCGGACTGCCGGTGCTCGGCGTTCGAGCTGCCGAAGGACGCGACCCGATGAGCGCCGCGGTCCAGTACCAGGACGACTACCTCGGCTATCAGCCCCGCGAGCATCAGCGGCAGATCTCTGTCGCGCTTGACGAGCGGCGCTTCGTCGTGGCCGTCATGCACCGCCGCGCAGGCAAGACGACCGGCGCGCAGTGGAAGCTGATCGAGTCCGCGCTGGGATGCCAGCGCAACGCGCCCAGATTCGCTTACATCGCGCCCACGTTCACCCAGGCTAAGCAGATCGCTTGGGACGGGGATCACGGCTTTAAGCGCATCCTCGAGCCCGTGCGGCCCGTCGTCGCGTTCAACGAGAGCGAGCTTCGCGTCGACTTCGCGAACGGCGCCCGGATCAAGCTCGGCGGCGCGGAGAACGTGGACGCCTGGCGCGGGCAGTACCTCGACGGCGTGGTGCTCGACGAGGTGGCGCAGATGGATCCGCGCTTCTGGCCCGAGGTGATCCGCCCGTGTCTGTCGGACCGCGGCGGGTGGGCGCTGTTCATCGGGACGCCGGCCGGTGAGGATGCGTTCTTCGACCTGTTCCAGCGCGCGAGCTCGGGGTCAGATCCGGACTGGGCTGCGTTCCGGTTCCGCTGGCAGGACACGGGGGCTCTCCCGCTCCACGAGATCGAGTCTGCGCGCCGGGACATGAGCCCCGAGCAGTTTGCGCGCGAGTACGAGTGCAGCTTCGCCGCGGGGATCGACGGCGCGTACTACGCCCGCGCGATGGACGAGGCGGCAAACGACGGGCGCATCACGTCCGTGCGCTACGACCCGAAGTACCCGGTCGTCACGGGCTGGGACCTCGGGTTCGGTGACGCCACGGCCATCTGGTGCGCGCAGCCGGTGGGCGGCGAGATCCGCATCCTGCGGTACATCGAGGACCGGGGCCGCAAGCTGGCCGATTACCACGAGATCCTCAGCTCGACGCAGCTCAAGATCAGCCAGGACTTTCTGCCGCACGACGCGGCTGCCCACGAGCTGATCGCAGGCCGGTCCCGTGAGGAGACGCTGCGCTCGCTCGGGCGACCGATTCGCGTGCTGCCGCCCGTGCGCAAGGATGACCAGATTGAAGCCGTACGGAACCTCCTGCCTCGATGCGTCTTCGACGCCGAGGGCTGCAAGGACGGCATCCGTCACCTGCGGCACTTCCGGCAGCGGCCGCCCGCTCGCGGCGCCCTGAAGACCGAGGGCACGTCGCCGCTGCATGACGAGCACTCGCACGGAGCCGACGCCTTCGCGCAGCTCGCGATTGGAATCCGCCAGCCTGCGCTGGTGCGACAGGCACGCAAGCAACCTGACACACGATGGATCGTCTGATCCAATGGGGGAACGAATGGGCACCGCAGTCGAACCGAACCTGGCCGAAGTGACGCGCGAAGAGATGATCCGATCGCAGATGGCGGAGATCAAGGCGAAGGAAGACGCGGAAATCCGTGCCGCAGCCGAGGCCAAGGTCAATGCCGAGCTCGATGCGATCGCCGAAGCCAAGCGACTGAAGGCCGAGGCCGATGCCTACGAGAAGGCTCGTGTCGAGGCGGCCAAGGAGCGCCAGAAGGTCCTCAAGGCGTTTTCTGCGTCGGTGGCGAAGTGGATGGTCGACAACGACTGCGACAACCCGCAGGCGATCCCGGCCTCGGCGGTCGACAGCTTGAAGGCGCAGGCGGGTCTGTGAGCATCCGACTCCAAAATGAGGTGATCGAGTTGCGGACTGAAGTTCAGCGTCTCGCGCGTGAGCTGGCGCAGATTCAGGCGCTGCTCACGGCGATGACGCGGCAGGCGACGCCGCCGAAGGGGAAGGCGGCGTGAGGCTCCTCATCGCGCAGCCCACTTACGGCCAGGTCGCCGCCGAGTGCGCTCGGTCGCTCTCGATGATGTTCCACGCCATCGGGCACGCGCCGCCGGATGGGCTCGACTGGATCGGATTCGAGCAGCAGTCGTCGAGCAACCTTCCCGAGCTGCGCCACAACCTCGCCGTCAATGCGATGCGCGTCCACGATGCGACGCACATCCTGTGGGTGGATGCGGACATGGCGTTTCCGGCGCGTGCGCTGCATCAGCTCCATGCGCGCGACCTCGAGATCGTGGGCTGCACCTACCCGCGCCGCCTAGGCTCGCCGTTCTCGTCGGCGTCTGACCTCGCAGGCCAGCCGTTCAAGGCGTCGAGCACGGGCGTCGAGCAGGCGAGTGTGATCGGCTTCGGGCTGCTGCTGACCCGGATCAGCGTCTTCGAGGGCGAGTACGACATGCCGCTCTTCGCGCACCACGACGAGCACGGGTACTGCACCGAGGACGTGACGTTTTGCCGCAAGGTCAGAGCGCGCGGGCATGAAATCTGGGTCGATCACGACCTTTCGCGCGAGGTGCGCCACATCGGCAGCGTCTCGCTCGGGCACGAGCACAGGGAGTCCGCCGAATGACCGCACCCGCCGACCCGATGGGCATGGATGTCCTCGATGCCGAGGAAATGCCGAAGGGCATGACCGAGGACGAGCTTCTCGGTGTCGTCCGCGACGAGATGAACCTCGCGGTGGGCTGGATCGAGACGACCCCCGAACAGCGCCGCTCCCGGCTCCTGCGCCGCTACCTCGGCGAGAAGTACGGCAACGAGCAGGCTGGCTACTCCCAGGTCGTCTCGCGCGACGTGTACGAGGTCGTCGAGTGGGCGCTCCCGCAGCTCGTCGAGACGTTCCTCGCTGGCGATCAGGTCGGCCGCTTCGATCCCGTTGGACCCGAAGACGAGCAGGAGGCGATGCAGCAGACTGACCTCGCGAATCACTGCTTTCTGAAGGAAAACAACGGGTTTCTCGTGCTGTCGACTGCGATCAAGGACTGCTTGATCCAGGAGGTCGGCGTCCTGCATTGGTACTACCGGCGCATCGACCGCGTGGAGCACGAGTTCTACGAGGGCCTGACCCCCGAGCAGGTCTCGGTGCAGCTCGAGCAGAACCCCGACATCCAGATCACCGCCGCGCAGCCATCGCGCATCGCGCCCGGGCTCTGGGATGTCGAGGTGGCGCGCACCTTCCGCGACGGCAAGCTCTGCATCGAGGCGATCCCGCCCGAGGAGTTCTTCTACAGCCCGGACGGGCGGTCGGTGGACGATGCCCGCATGGTGGGTCGGCATCGCGGCATCACGGCTTCCGAGATGATCGACATGGGCTACCCGCGCGAGCTCGTGGAAGAGCTGAGCGGAGACGCCGACATCGCTTCGACGAGCGGTGAGCTGGCGCGAATCTCTCGCGACGACAACTCGGCCGGACTCAACGGCCGGACGAATCGACGTGACGCCGAGCGCGAGATCGACCTGGCCGAGATCTGGATGCGCGTTGACTTCGACGGCGACGGCATCGCCGAGCTGCGCAAGATCATCGTGGCGTCGAGCGGAGCCTCGGTCTCGAAGCTGATCTCCCACGAGCCG